CTACCCTACGGTCTCTCCTGCAATGGATGACCTGCTTATTGCTACAGATGTTAGTAATGAGAACAAAACAGTTACCTTTTTAGTTAGCGACTTAATAGGGGGAACAGGTGTTCTTCAAGGATTGCAATCTGTTTTAGATACCGGTAATACCGCTACGCAAACAATGACTTTAACAGGTAGTATTACTTTGTTAGGAGGAACAGGAGTAGGATATATAAGTGCGTGTCAATATTATGCTGGAGGATCAGCAGGTGCTGCGGGGCAAGTTTTAACGTCTCAAGGAGCCGGAGCATGTTCGGTTTGGGCTACGCCATCTGCAACCACATGTTGTTCATTGCAAGACACTTTAACTGTAGGGAATGTTACTACGTTGGATATAGACACTACAGGAAGTATCAATATGAGCGGAGCTGCTCAAACTTTAGCTTTATCTAATAATACCGATATGACTTTAGCGGCTAACTGTAGTATAACGACTGCAGATGATATTATTTTAGGAGCTGCTTCAATTTTAAACTTTAATGCTACCTCTCGTCTTAATGATGCGACTGGAGCTTCAGGAGCGGCCGGACAAGTATTAACTATGAATGCCGGAGGAACAGGAGTAGAATGGTCTACAGGAATACCTACTCAGTCTATGCCTACACTACAACAGGTTTTAACAGCAGGGAATGTAGCTACAGGAATTGGTATTCAACTAACTAACACCTCTCCTTTAGTTTTAGATGGAACATCTAATATTACATCAAGTGGAGCAAACACATGGAACGGAAATAATACTTTTACAGCAACCGGTGTAGCAGCGGGAACAGCGGGTATTGCTATTACAGGAACTTTATGGGATGGTGTGTCAGTAGGAGTAGCCGGTCAAGTTTTAACATCTACTGGAACCGGTGTACAATGGGCGGGAGCTGGAACTGTAGGGGTAAACTCCGTAACGGGAGCTACCGCTACTACATCTACAGGAACTGCTCAAACTATTACACCTACTACAGGAGCTGTAGTGGTTACTCCTCATATATATAATGGGGGAGCTAATATCGGTGTAGTTCCTACAGGAGGAACAGCGAGTACGTTTTTAAAAGGGGACGGAACTTGGGGTTCACCTCCAGGTGGGGTTGCTCAAGTAACAGGAGGAGCACCAGGAACATCAGCGGGAAGTTCGTTAATAGTGAGCCCAACTACTGGAAACGTGGTGGTAACACCTTATGCTTATGGAGGTGGGGCAAATGTAGGTTTTGTTCCAACGGGAGGATCAGGGACTACTTTCCTTCGTGGAGACGGTACGTGGGCTACTCCGGCCGGATCAACTCAAATTAGAGATCAAGTGTTTAGAGGACAATATGCTTTCACTAAAGCTTCTTATACAGCTAACAGTTATCATAGTTATCAACAATATGCTTCTGGTACTTTACCATGGACTTCTTTCGCTAATTGGACGGAACTGGATGGAACTGCTTTAACTAACACACCCGATGTATCTGCACCTACCGCTACCCAACATATAGCAGGTTGTTTTATTACTAATCCAGGAGTAGGGTCTTGCGGAACTGATGGTGAAAAGATGACATTATGTGACGCTCTATTTACAACTATTAGTGGAACTTCTCATACACAAACAGTTCAGTTTTATAAAGTAAACTTATGTTCGCCAACGACTTATCTGCCGGCATTAGAATGTACTATGGAAATAGTTGATCCGGACACTATCTATTGCTGCGACAGTCCTACTATTGTAACTGCTGGAAACGCTAACGTATTAGATCCAGGAGAAGCGTTTTTCTTAGTTTACCAAGGAAATCAAACGGATGCTTCTATGTACCTGTGGACGCAGATGTATCTAAGATTCCAATTTACCTCTTAAATATTAATTAAATAAAAATGAAATGGACATTAGAAAAATATCAATTGGAGCCGATTATAAGTCGGGAGCCATGCACTACATTATATCACAAGAAGTTTTAGGGGGTTCTTATAATATTCATTTAATTAAAGAGCTAACTGATTCTTACCAAATATGGGTTAAGAAATTAGACGAAGTTTTTTTATGGAAAGAATTTCGCAAAACCCTACCTATATCTATAGAATATAATATTAACTTTTAATGAGGTCTCCTTTTAATTTTATAGTAACGCCTTGTAAAAAAAGGCGATATGATAATATAAAAGAAATGGCCGGCAAAGATATTATCACCAGTGTTTCTAAAGAAGATCATTTAGCATCTAACCGCTTTGCTATAGTTAAAGAAACACCTTTAGGTTATAAAGGACCTATTCAAAAAGGAGACACTTTATTAGTTCATCATAATGTCTTTAAGTTTTATTATGATATGAAAGGTAGAGAAAAAAGCGGTCGTAGTTTTTTTAAAGACGATTTATTTTTTGTAGATTATTCTCAGTTTTTTTTATATAAGCAAAAAGAAACATGGCACGCTTATGATAAATATTGTTTTGTTAAACCTATAGCGGCTAAAGAATCATGGATTACGAAAAATGGCGAAGAGCCTTTAACAGGAACCATGAAATATATAAATGAAGATTTAAAAAAATTAGGAGTAAAAGAAGGAGATGAAGTTTCTTTTCAGCCTAATAGTGAATATCCATTTACAATAGATGGAGAAAAACTTTATCGTATGTATACTGAAAATATAACTTTAATTTTGTGATATATATTGTAGACAACTTTATAGATGGGGATGTATTTAAGGAAGCTACTGCTTATTTAAATAATGGAGACTTTAAAAAAGTAGAGTCAGGGGGTAAGAATTTTTATATAAAAGAATCACCTGATGTTTTTAATGGATATATATTAGAAAAATTAATGTTAATAGAAAACCGAGAATTAAAAAATATACTGAGTTTTTTTAGAGTATCTACTAATGAGTTAGACACTTCTTGGAGGATTCATTCGGATTTAAATATAAAAGGCGAGAAGCCTGATAGAGCTTTAGTGATTTACATGTCTCCTCGTTATAAAGAAGATTTACACGGGACAGCATTGTGGGAACATGAGGTACATGGTATTAAATTGCCGGATGATATTAGTGATGACAAGTATAATGAAATGATTCAGGTAGATGCAGAAAATTTAGATATGTGGAGGTTAAGTTCGGTAATAGGTTATGAACAAAATAGAATTGTTTCTTACCCTTCTTCATATTTTCATAGTAAATATCCTAACAGATCTTGGAAAAAAGGAAGACAAGTTTTTGTTATGTTTTATAAATATAAATAAATTAAATTATGGGAGTACAAAAAAATATAGCCAAATTAAATCATAAAGTAGAAGTTATTACACAAAATTTACAAAGATTGATTTTAGAAGAACAACAAACAAGAAAGTTATTAATAGAAGTGGCAGAGATTATAAAACTAATGCCTGGTTATAAAAAAGCATTAGATAAAGTAGAGGAAAATAAAACCAATAAAAAAAATGAGCAATGAAAAAAACTATAAACCATTACCTCCGTACTTGGCTATTGGACCTTCCGAAATTCATGGGGCTGGTATTTTTGCGGTGGAAGACATTCCCAAAGGAGTTGTTATTGGCATCACTCATATATATGATCCTAATTTTGAGCATAACTTTATTCGTACTCCGTTAGGTGGGTTTATTAATCATAAAGATAAACCGAATTGTGAATTAATTGAAGATAATGAAGGGGGTTATTATAAAAAATTACAGACCATTAAGAAAATAGAAGAAGGAGAGGAATTAACTTTAAAATATAGTTTATACCAATTTAATAAAAATGAATACTAAAGAAATAAAAGAACAAATTATAGCGGCTGGAGAAAAAGCAGTAAAGCAGTTAATTAAAGTAGCTAAAGAAGATATTATTAAATATGATAAAGATGATGAGTTAGCGGCTGACCGATTAAAGAATGCGGCTGCAACTAAAAAGCTCGCAATATTTGATGCTTTTGAAATTTTAAGTCGTATTGAAAATGAAAAAGCTTTGTTAGAAGGAACAGTTAAAGAAAAAAAGAATAACACCCCAAAAGGATTTGCAGAATCAAGATCAAAATAGTTTATATAAGGTAGTAAAAAATATTATACCTAAAAATGTGCTGAGTAATAAAAACCGAGCACATAGTTGGCAGTATGGTTATAATGAAAAATATGACATTGTAGTTATTTCCCGAGATGGCACTTTAGGGGATGTATATAATATTAATGGATTAAAAGTAGGATTACCTAAACAACCTAAAGAAATAGTTGCACGATCTACTAAAAAAGAAGATCAATATTGGGAACCCACTTTGTTACCTAAAGAATTAGGAAGAATAAAATCTATTTTTCAATGGCATGAAACCCCCGAAGTTTTTAAAAGTAAATGGGTAGATTATATTGAAAAAGAATTTGACCGTAGAGAATATGGTTCTTGGTTTATGAACAATGGGACACCTACCTATATAACCGGAACGCATTATATGTATTTACAATGGACTAAAATTGATGTAGGACACCCAGATTTTAGAGAGGCAAATAGAATATTTTATATTTTTTGGGAAGCTTGTAAGGCAGATAAGAGAAGTTTTGGCATGTGTTATTTAAAAATAAGACGTTCAGGTTTTTCGTTTATGAGTTCGTGTGAAGGGGTTAATAAAGCAACTATAACCAAAGACGCTCGAATAGGTATTTTGTCAAAAACAGGTTCGGATGCTAAAAAAATGTTTACAGATAAAGTGGTTCCTATTTCTAATAATTATCCTTTCTTTTTTAAACCTATTCAAGACGGTATGGATAAACCTAAAACCGAATTAGCTTATAGAGTTCCTGCGTCTAAGATTACTAAAAAAAACATGAACACTTTAGCAGACGAAGAGTTAGAAGGTTTAGACACGACCATTGATTGGAAAAACACTGGAGATAATAGTTATGATGGGGAGAAGTTACAATTATTATTACATGATGAAAGCGGTAAATGGGAAAAACCTGATAATATTTTAAACAACTGGAGGGTTACTAAAACATGTTTAAGGTTGGGGAGTAAGATTATAGGAAAATGTATGATGGGATCTACATCTAATGCGTTAGAAAAAGGTGGTAATAATTTTAAATCTTTATTTTATGATTCACTTCCTTCTAAACGAAATGCGAATGGTCAAACAAAAAGTGGCCTTTATTGTTTGTTTGTGCCTATGGAATGGAATTTTGAAGGATATATTGACCGCTATGGAATGCCGGTTTTTAGAAAACCTGCTAAAACTATTATAGGTGTAGATGGGGAGGATATCAATATAGGAGCTTTAGATTACTGGGAAAATGAAGTTAATTCATTATCTCATGACCCAGATGCTTTAAATGAATTTTACCGCCAGTTTCCTCGTACCGAATCTCATGCGTTTAGAGACGAAAGCAAGCAGTCTATTTTTAATTTAACTAAAATATATCAACAAATTGATTATAATGATTCTTTAATTATGGATCACCATATAACTCGAGGATCTTTTCATTGGCAGAATGGAGTTAAAGATAGTAAGGTAATATGGTCACCCGATAAAAGAGGAAGATTTTTAGTTACATGGACACCTCCACCTCATTTACAAAATAGAAAAGAAAGTCGAAGAGGAATACATTATCCAGCTAATGAACATTTAGGTTCATTTGGATGTGACTCTTATGATATTTCCGGAGTAGTAGTAGGGAAGGGTTCTAATGGTTCTTTGCATGGATTAACAAAATTTAGTATGGATGAAGCTCCCAGTAATGAGTTTTTTTTAGAATACATTGCCCGCCCTCAAACGGCAGAAATCTTTTTTGAAGAAGTATTAATGGCGTGTATCTTTTATGGTATGCCTCTTTTATGTGAAAACAATAAACCTCGTTTATTATATCATTTTAAAAACAGAGGATATAGGGGATATTCTTTAAATAGACCCGACAAACAATATACTAAACTTTCTAAAACAGAAAGAGAATTAGGAGGGATACCTAATACATCCGAAGATGTAAAACAATCTCATGCTGCCGCTATTGAGTCTTATATAGAAAAACATGTAGGGATAGATTTAAATGGTGATTTTAGGGACCAAAATGATATGGGAACTATGTATTTTCAAAAAACATTAGAAGACTGGGCTAAGTTTGATATTAGTAATAGAACTAAGTATGATGCTTCTATTAGTTCGGGGTTAGCGATTATGGCAAATCAGAAACACCTTTATACACCGTCTAAAGAAAAATCAAAAATAAGTATTAACTTTGCAAAATATAATAATAGTAGTACTATAAGTCAAATAATTAGATGAAAGGAATCCAGATAGATATAAAGTCTGCTGCCTTTCCCGATCAGTTTGTGTCCGATTCGAAAAAAGCAACAAAAGAATTTGGACTACAAGTAGGGCAGGCTATACAATATGAGTGGTTTAGAAGAGATGGATTATCATGTCGTTTCTATAACCAGTTTTTAGAATTTCATAAGTTGCGTCTTTATGCAAGAGGAGAGCAATCTGTGGCTAAATATAAAAATGAATTAGCTATTGATGGAGACTTGTCTTATCTTAATTTAGACTGGACTCCGGTTCCTATTATTCCTAAATTTGTAGACATTGTAGTTAACGGTATGTCAGACCGTTTGTTTGATGTGAAGTGTTATGCTCAAGACGCTATGTCTGCGGAAAAAAGAAATCAATTTCAAAAAATGGTAGAAAGAAATATGCTTTCTAAAAATCTCTACCAACAAATTGAAAAAGATTTTGGAGTAAATGTATTTGAAGTAAATCCTGATCAGCTTCCTGAAAATGATACTGAGATGGAATTGTTTATGCAAATGAATTATAAACCTTCGGTAGAAATAGCAAATGAAGTAGCTATTAATACTATGTTGGAAGAAAATCATTATATAGATGTACGTAAAAGAGTTGACTATGATATTACTACAATAGGGTTAGGGATATGTAAACACACGTTTCAAGA